ATTACTTGAAACGATATCTTTCAGCATATCAGCATAGTTGCCTTGCATAAGTGCTTCAACAAATCTACCCTTAGGTACATAGGGTACAAAGATAAACCAATAACCTCCTATCTTTTCCACCAAAGTTGTCCAGATTATTTTAATGTCCGGAGATTCACATAGTGGGAATGGATGTACCGGAGTCAGAAAGTCGCGATTGTTGATTCGATCGTGGTTGCCGATTAGCACATAAATAGGTGCTACTTGACCCAGTCCTTTAATAAAATTAGCCGCCCTAGTTAGAGTGGTCAGATCTGCCGAGTTATGATCATGTAACGTATCTCCTAGGTTAACTATGAATTTAGGCTTGCAAAACTCTGCTTGAGCTACTACAGCTTGAGTCATAGGACCAGTTTCTACTGAGTTATGCTCCTTAAAATGAGGATCTCCTATGGTCAATATAGAGAATTGTTCACATTCATCTACACTTGGAATCACAGGTACCAGTGTAGATGGTAATGGAACTGTGGTATCCATTGCTACAAGTTATCCAATTAGGTATGGTAATCTGGTATATTAACACGTGTTCTCCTCTACTAATATTTTTAAAAACTAAGTCATACCTGACGGTTTACAAACTTCCGAATCGAGGAGGTTCAACAACCAGCTCCGGAATGGGAGATAATGCGAAAGGAGCAGACGCAGGTCGAGATGCGACCATGTTGAAGCTGGCAGGGGCTACTGGACTCACATAACTTGGAACAGTAGCTCCACTTGGAGCGTAGGTGGTCAATCTGTTAGAAGGTACAGACCCCAATACCATAGGAGCAGGAGACAGAGAAGGAAGGCTCGTGGGAAGAGTGGATTGTTGGCTAACATATGGGTTAGGGGGAACTCCTCGAATGGATGACTGACTGTAATAAGGGCTGGGAAGCTGGGAGGGAGCAGTGTAAGACAACGTAGGTCTGTACGCAGATCCCAGTCCACCATTTCGGTTCAATTCGTCCACAAATCTGCTGATGACTTGAGTCTTCTCTTCGGGAGGTGCGCCAACTTCATCCAATGCAACATTCAAGCTGTTAATCAGTGCAGCTGGATCTCTTCTAGTTACATCTTTACTAATAGAGATAGGGCGGCCTTCGACATAGTAATCGCGGGGAACTGCACTACGTCTGATGCGCTTGGGTCCACGTGAAGGATACTCAGTTACATTGATGACATACTCACCAGCGGTACCTTCAGAAACCAATCGATTGTAAAGACCACCAACGGTGTGAGTGGTTCGACTTGGGTTAAGTACTGAAGCAGCAAGAGTAAGAGGCATGGTCAAAGGAGCAGTCAGAGCATTGGCAATAGGCATTGAGCTCATAGAACCCATCATAGATGAACCGGAACCCATAGAACTAGTAGATCCGTAGACCATAGAACCCATGGAACCCATAGAAGCCATAGCGGCAGGGGCGGAATAGACCTGGTTAACAGTAGCGACAATAGGAGACAAGGGTTGGCTGGTAGAGCCCAGTGATCTGCGGTAACTAACAGGTTCGCTAGCGGGAACATTGTACGGCGAAACATTTGGACTGAAAGACGAAGCACGTTGACGAGAAGGAGATCCAGGTACTGCATAAGGAGAAGAATAGCTCATTGAACGAGGAGTCGCAGGTGTAACTACCCCAGGGATACTGGCGCCTACAACAGACGTGGCTGCTCCAACAAGTTGACTCACAGGTCCGAATTTAGAAACACAATGTTTGCATCCACCATCCATGCATCCTCTATGGTGGTGTTCCATCTTACGGGGTTTACGGCATGCAACCACTGGGGATGCAACTCGCTTGCGGCACGTCTTGTGATGCATGTCACCCTTACATTCACTATGACAAGTGAATTTAGCGCATGATGTATGATGCATATCTCCCTTACACTCCTTATGACAGGTGAATTTACGACATGATGTATGATGCATATCTCCCTTACACTCCTTGTGGCAGGTGCTACCAGAAGGAGAAAAGGGACGAAGTAGACTAGCAAAGAATTCCATAGTATGATTGTAACGTGTTTGCTTATGGTGAAAGATTTAAAAACTTTTTGGATATATTGACGTCTAGTTTAATACTTAGACATCACTATATTCTGCTACACTTACACCCTTCTTGGTGGTCATATTGCCTCCCTTCACCACATTCTCTTGAGTCGTCATCATAGCTTTCCTCTTGTGAGCCTTTCGAGTTGCCCACGCCAGCCAAATAATAGCAATGATAAGGAGAATAACACCCAACACTAGTAAAAGCCATACCCACCAAGGCTGTGGTGCTGATTGTCCAGGACTGTTACTGGAATAAATGAAGAAATAAACGATACCGATAATTAGCAGCACAACGGCCACTATCAGCAGACCAACAGATAAAATAATACCTAGACTTGGAGCCATATTGACATATAATTAGATAAATAATGCTACTAGTTATGTTGTTTTGCAACGTTTTTAAAAACTATTGTATTTAGTATTGTCGTTGACGTCACATATTTCCGATCAGAATCTTTAGTTAATTTCGAACTGTATGTCAGATTGAACACGTGGGGCGACATTATACAGTGCGCAATATGCAGCCTCCAATTGATCCAGTTCGCAGTTCCATATGTACTGTGGCGACAGTTGAGAGTACTGCTCCATCTGGTAATAAAGTTGGTTAATCTCTGCCTGGAGTTTGGGCACATCATCCAAGCTAAAACTACCACCTCTAACCTTATCCAATAAGTAGTGGGGCAGTTGACGCTGATCCATCTCAGCGAAAGTTTCGGCTTTCCAACGATTGATGATAATCAATGGATTTACCTTGTCACAAACTGCCATGATGTACCGCATCTTATCAGTGAGTGTCTTGATTTTCTCCTGGAACTCCTCAATAGTCTTCTTCTGTCTTCTAACATATGCATCCAGGCGCTCATAATAGAAGACTTCCAAGAACTCGTTGGCGTCCAGGAAGCGGCGTGGCTTATCGTTATTGTCTAACACCACCATATTGGATAGACCATAGTTGGCTACCAACCTCAGAGGCTTGAATCCGACTTCATCAGTCCATCCGCCAATCTCAAAGCGAGCCACTTCGGTGGTGCTATTGTTACGGTAGTTGTTGATCTTCTTCTCAGATATCAAATCCTTCAACCAATCTAAGTAGTCGAATGACCAAGTTCCAATAGGAAGCTCGGTGACTAAGATGTCGCCACGCGAGTTCATCATGAAGATTCCCTTGGTTCTCATAGTTCGGTATCGACCTCTGCTACTGTTTCCCTCAGGAATGAAGCTGCTAATAGGAAACTTCTCTTGTAGATGGTTAGCCGCAGCAGTAACGAAGTTCTGTCTGTCTTGCCCATTCAAGTTCATATTATCTATGAACGTAGTTTCATCCTGCAGAATCTGTTTCTCTTCGGATGTCAGGGACCCATCTTGATGGATGAAATTCTGAGGTTTCTGCATCTTATCTGGCTTCTTGGTCTTGGCCAATACCTCAATAATACCAGTATAGCCGCGATACCATGGCTTGAGTGGTTGAGCAGGGATTCCTTTGTTCATATTACGAATCGCTGCTATGACATCCAACAAGTCATGGTTAACACCAAAACTGCTCCATGCAGTACCCACACCACACATACCATTGAACACTCCAGGAGGCGCGATAGGGTAAAAGCGTTTGGGTTCCACCTTCTTATTCTCTTCATACTGATATTCCAAGATCTTATTATCTTCCTGACGGAAGATGTAAGGTAGAAGTGGATGAGGTCGGGTAGATGTATAACGCGAATTGGCGGCATCTTTACCACCCATATTACGGGTACCCATTTGACCATCCTGCGTAAAGTAGGGAACGTTGTTGCTACCAACATAATCGCGGGCCATTACATACAAAGTACCTACCATGCTGTCAGGACCATGATGGTATTTCATCTTAGCAATACACTCGTTGGCAATAGTACCAACATTGACAGGTTCATATGTCTTATCCAGGGGTCCTACGTTGAACCTTCGGATAACCCATTCTAGCAACTTACGCTGACCGGGTTTTAATCCATCATAACCAGGAAGAGATCGTTGCATGTTGGCAATACAGAATCCAATGAAGTCATACAGAATGAAGTGACTGATAGACTTCCATATTTGTACATGCTGTACGTTGTCCTCATACCATTGTTGAATAGATACATACTGCATAGCTTGGATACCCAAGGCGGGATCCCAATCGTTGATCCACTTCTTACGCTCTGTAGTCTTATCTCCTTTAAAAGCAAGATCAAGAGCATATGGCGTGTTAGCATCATAGAAGCATGCCACGGTACGGCGTAACTTAGACAAGTCTTTAACAATTTCAGCCTTGGACGAAGAACCCAGACCCTTATAGTATCTAGGCTTCCATGACTCCCAGTCCGGGGTGTTGGCCTTCCATTGATTGAAGTCAGATTCATTGAAGAAGTCCAACGAATCTTTTCCCTTAGTGGCACGAATGATAGGAGTGGTCCACATATAGAAGAAGGGCTCTGCTAGCACAGTGGGATGTAACACATACAAGAACAATATCATCAAACCACAGATATGGTCGCCATCGTAATCGGAGTCGGCCATCATTAACATACGACCGTACCTCAGAAGTTTACGGTTGGCGGGGATAGTATAGTCCACACCTTCCTGTAGTCCAATGGCCTTCTTCAAGTTACTAATTTCCTCATTCTCGATGATCTGCGTAAAGGACGCTTCTCTACAGTTGAGACCTTTACCACGAATAGGAATAACACCATAGCGATCCCTTCCACCTGGTAAACGTGTAATAATTTCTACTACACCACCCTTGGCAGACAGTCCTTCGCAAGGACATAACGTACATAAATGCGAGTAGTCAGTACCTGCGTCGTTTGCATCTTCCAAGTGTTTCAGGTTAATGAAGCGTCGCTTCTTACCATCCATCTTACTGAGTTTGGTTTTCTGTTTCATCTTGTAGATGAGGTACAGACGCTGTACGATCTCCCAGTCTTCCACGGATTTAAACAACGTATCCGGGAAGTGGTAGGGTGGAGGTTTAGTTACCAACCTGGTCTTGGTTTGACTGTCAAACTCCGGATCGTCCATGTGAATAGATACTAACACAGATAAATAAGGCTTGACATCCGCAACCGTTAGCGCAACATGGCTCTTCTTTTTCTTGGCGTTCTCATCATCGTGGCGGTGTTTGTTCTTCTTGTCTTTACCCTTTCCTTTACCCGGTCTACCAGCACCACTGAGAATGCGATTGACTAACTCAGTTAAGTGCTTGGCTACTGCCGTGACGGCGTTGTCTATATGTAGACCTTCTCTAGCCATAAGACTGTTGACAAAGGATACATAATGTAAGTTCTCTGCCCGTTGTGGAGTATCTAAGAACAGAATCTCAACAAGTGGTACTTTGCAGTTATTACGAGAACGTTGAACGCCATCCTTCATGTTAATCACATCAGCCTCGGGTTCCCACAGATAATATGTAGCGGTGTTAATGACCCCCTCAGAGAAGTACAATCTACCAAACTCCTGCAAATTATCCATAATGTACGGTTGTCCGTTGTTGAAGGATACTTGTACGCGACTGTTGTACGCCAAGTCGATAGCATGACGATTGAACAGCGGAAGAGCTTCCGGTGGAAATCCTACTGCAGGATCATAGCCAAATCTAGCAAAGTCCGGCTGAAACTTAACACGGGTGGATGCTTCCGTACCCATGTAATCCTCAATTTGAGGACCATCTGTAGAACTCATGTTATTGCGCCATATCTGCTTGAAGTGCTTACGGTTGATGGGGTCATACACCTCCACCTCCAACCATAACGATAAGATATTGGTGACCTTAGCGCCTGTGCCGTTCTGACCGATGGCATGTTTCTTCTTACTTTTACCATCATTGAACTTGCTACCAGATAACTCATTCGACATGACAAAAGTGGGTACCCATTCCTGAAAATCTTGCTTGAACAGCACAGGCATAGGTACACCACGATTGGTAACACAGACCGTAAATTGATCCACATCAATATTGATGAGACCGGGATCTACATTGACACGTCGTGACTCACCAACGGCATCTGCGGCATTGGATACAATTTCCAAGAAGATACGCTCCATACCTAAGGGTACGTCAATATTGATGTAACACATAGTACCTGTTTCCACGTTCCAGACCCATGAACCACGCACGTCTCTCTTGATGGAACCTACATACATACCAGGTTGGATCAACACATGCTCGCGGTAGGTATATTTGACGAAGTTATCCGCAGTTAACATACCTTGAGCCTGACTAAGAGCTACATAGTTATTTTGAGCCAGTTGAATCTGATTCTGTTGAACGCCTTGAACACCGTAGCCATTGTTGTAGCCTTGGTATGCCACAACTTGTTGATTGTAGCCAGCATCAAAAGTTAGTTGACTATTACCATAGGAAGTATCGAAGGTTAATTGAGCAGGTTGGCTGTAAGCTCCAGCAGCCATCTGGTTATAGCCAGCATCGAAAACAATATTGTCGCTCATTATGTCGGCCTGATAGATCAAAGATGAAAACAATAGCGATTATACAAACAGAAAGTGGGAAGTCGGATATTTGGACCTTGAGGGGTCCCATCCATCACCCCCTTATCGTTTTTAAAATATACCCTTATAATATATGGTGTACAAGATGTAAATTTAATATATGTGTCTACTACCCTAGCTCACTACATACAAAACATTATCGGCGCCAACAATCAGCGTCAACGTAGATCCGGCCATCAAAACCACGTTCCCGCTGGCTACTCCAGAGAATGATAACCCAGGTTCTGCTAATATAGAAACAGAAGCAACACTCCAGGTCCCAGCTGAGGTTAGAACAATAGACGATCCTACTTGATATGCAAACTTACTAATAAGAATGCTGCTGGAAGCTGTTGGATTACGTACAGTATAAAATCCATTAATGGCATCAATGATGGCTTGATTTCCGTTAATAGTTGAAAAGTTAATATCGGCTACTGGATATATAACTTCTCCTGGTGGACCCGGCGGACCAGGAGCTCCTTGTGGTCCAGCAGGTCCCTTTACATTGTAGAAAATAGATAGGAAAAGGGCCACTATAGCTATAACGGCCACAATGACCAAAATAATGATAATAATCCACGCCCAAGTCTCCATATTGCGTTTTATGATAGACTTTTTTACTCTTGCACCTTACCACATAATAAGCCAAAATATCGCCGCTAGAAACACAAAGTGCAGTAGTAAACCCGCAGCATTGGGTCCGCCATTGGATAATGGCATACCACCTATAGATGTTGAGACTCGACTTGTAACGAAAAAAGCTAGAGGACTGAATACTACGGTAGCTATAGCAGCCAAGATAACAGCCGCCCATAGCTTTTGTCCGTTGGTTGCTTGATATGGTGTCGGACTATTGGCGACATTTCGTCTTGCATCAGTGGAACCATTGTTAGATTGCGAAATGTGACTGTCTCTTAATATAACATCCTTCAATTTAGGGTCTGATGGTTGTTGTGGAAGGTTACCAATCACCGTCGACGAGGGTTTCTTGGGTTGGTCCTCCCTTCTCTTGCTAAATGGATTTCCCATTTATATCATACGTTTTGTCAAACACGTTTTAAACGCCAGTGAACAAAATAAAGATAACACTATGGTCTCCAATGGAGTTATGCCTGTTGATATTGGCAGCGTGGATCAGCAGTTGAGCTTGCTACTATCTTTGATCTTAGCTATAACTATTGTATTAATATTGGTTAAGTTCGTATATTGGTGGATTTTTCTGTTGGTATCCCTATGTTTACTGATTGCATCATGGATTGCTTGTAAAGTAGTACTAGTGAGTATGAAAGAGAGTCTGTCGGTAGTTGATGAAGTTAGACCGCCAGTCGAACAACGATACTATTTAACTTGTACTCATTGCGAACGTTATCCTGCTGTTATTAGACGCATTATTGACGGCAAGGAAACAACTATTGAACCAACACTGATGTCTTCTAATTGTAGTAAAGGATTATCTACACAGACCCAAGTAAGGCGGACTGGATATGGTGCTGGTTGGCGAGTATATCGTTAATTTTAAAACAGATAACTACCGCTGATCTCTGGTAGGTAAATTTTTAAAACACTAGTAGGTACATTTTACTGATGCAAACATGTCTGAGTTTTAACTCAGGAGTCCACATGAGCCGACCGCTCATGCAAACATGTCTGAGTTAAAACTCAGGAGTCCACATGCGCCGACCGCTCATGCAAACATGTCTGAGTTAAAACTCAGGAGTCCACATGCGCCGACCGCTCATGCAAACATGTCTCGTACTGTTAGCAGATTGAGGGGTCCAGATGCCTTAGTAGTGTAGGTGTCGCACAAATGAGATAATCGAATACCGAAATAGTTAGTGGTTTCGGTAGCTTTAATGATAAAATCTCGGTATAACGATAAACATTGACTCATAGTAGTACAACGATGAAATACACAGTTTCGCGGTAGTTGTCCTTTGATGTTAATTATCCCAGCTATTTCCATTTCAACTATGTTACTAGCGTCGAATCCTTCTTGTATCCTACATACTTTGATAATTTCGTGTACTATCTGCGACATTGGCAACTCTCTACCTGACATTTTAACTGATAGAGACACTGCAGTTCCAATGACAGCACCGCATATCTTGTTGCCAAAGGGATCACTTATATCCTTTGGTAGTAATCTACGCATACGGTGTAATAACTCTATAGACACAAATAATACTTCCAACGAGGAAGACGACGCAATATCACAAATTACCGTAGTTAGTATCTTAGCACACTCACGAAAATACGGCACGTAATCCAAACCTTTCTCGTTGGCCATAGAGAATAATGCTGGCGTCCAGCTCTTTCCTAGTTCCTCAGCTACCAATTGCTTATCTGCCTCCGACAAATGTGGTATACCCAATAGGAAATTGAGATCATTTAATCTCATATCGTTCAGCTGGGACGTTACGACTGAATAACATGCCGGAGGCTCTATGTAAACTTTATCCCAGATTCCCTTAGTTGTCAGAATACAATTAGTAGTTAAACCTCCATGACACACGCCTGTCTTGTGTAGCGCTAATATTTCTCTCACTACGGTAGACCATATTTGTTTTATATCCTCATCAGAAATATCAACATATGACGGTAACATTCCTATAGGATGAGGAAGAATTGGTATACCAAGAAGCAAGTCCAATTTAGTATCGCCCTGACGTAGAGCTCCTTTAATTATGCTAGGTCCGAAATATCTACAATACCGCTCTATTACATGTAAATCATCTGAATCAATACCATTGATAGGATGACTGTTAATGGTATACACTGCAACTGAATTATTTTTATTAGAGAAATTCCATCCCGACTGTCGACCATGTTGAAGTGAACTTGACATTGTAATTCACTTTCAATATAAGACCGTTAAATAGGAGATGTATATCTATTAAAACCGGCGCTGAAAAGGCTCCGGATTTAGATCTTCTGTACCTGGCTTTTTACCAACGACGTATTAGTTATTTTATCATTCATAATGAGTTGGGCACCTAAACCTAGACATGTGGGTCCAAGACACTCCGAACCCAAGGTCATCACCGAACAGCAAATTCGTGATATTGTTAAGCGTATACCTGTTCCCGGTTGTCCCGATCCGTTTGCGCTTTGGGTTAAGCAAACATGTATGGAAACCTATTTGTTCAAGGTGTTACGCGGGAAGAAGGTGTGTCCAGAAGGATTGGAGGACATGGTTAGGCAGATGGCTATCTACAACGATAAAGCATATCTCAATCCAGGTGTTCCACCTGCGTCCGCGATTGCTGGCGGTATCGGAGGTTCAACCACTCACATGACCACCAAGACTATTCACAAAGCTGGACAGGATACTGGATTGTCAGGTATTCGACAGATAGAGAATTTGTTTTATGGTTATGATGTTCCACATTTGGAGACCATGAACATCTACTTCAAAGATCGGAAATCAGTCAAAGATGTAGTGCGCATGAAGTCTGACTTTGAAGCGGTCACTATCGGAATGCTTATCGATGACTCAATGAGCACCATAGTGAGCCCAGAGAATTTAGACGATGCTACTTGGTTACATCCTTTCCAATTCATCACTGGAACAAAGATACCAAGTAGTTTGGCTGTTCTCCGTTTATACTTACCAATCCAGAAACTGCTGCTCTATCGCACCACACCGGAGGAAGTTGCAGAGGCCCTACAATACGATTCTAAGAAAATCATCTTCCCTATTGTGGTCGCATACGAGGCGCTTACTTCCAAATTACCCACTGACGAATATGTATCTATGATCATATTCCCACATACTGAAGATGCTATTCGTAACTATCTTCTAGGTAAGAGATTGGAACATCGAAGCACACCGGAAGCCAACTTGCAGAAGTTTTTCCTGACCTCCTACGTGAAGCCCGATTTGGGTAGGATTCGCATTAAGGGTATCAGCGGAGTTAGTCAACTGACTCCCAGTATCACTCCAGTCACGCAGATTATACTGAAGTCGGATAAACTACCTATCCACTTGTATGAACAAGTAGAATGGGCAGATCCCACTCCCGACAATTACGCATACTTTCAACCTCATAGAGAAGCTATATCGAAGAGGCTAATATGGATATTGTACCTGAATCAGAGAGAAATCAAGTACAATGGGTTATCTGTCCAGCATCTGTTAGAACTGTTGGCAGATACCGACATTACGTACATGACCACTCTGAAGGAGGTTGACTTTGGTGAAGTAATTGATTACGCGGTAGTGGTCAAGATGCCCGACGAACCAGCGAAGAAGGACAAAGACAATAAGCCGGTGTTCGGGGTTGCTGAGGGAGAACTGTTCATCAGTAAGAAGGGTAAGTACAAATACGAGAAACCAGTAACACGTATTGACCGTCTGGTTGAAGCATCTAGAGATGCTAATATTATCCGCTTGGCAGATTTAATTGAAAAGGGCGTTATCAGCAAGATGGTATACAGTCCATCTCAACTTGAAATGAAATCTCAAGTGGTATCAGCGACTACAATGGGAAGTAACTTCTCGGAGGTAATGA